CATGATCCGCAGTATCTGGCTTTTTCTGTACTTTCGTAATCAGCTTCAGATATATCATTTTCTTTGTTACAAATCAAACATAACCAAATCATATATCTATTTAAATGATAAGATTTAAATAATTATATGTCAAATTTTGCGATATCTTTATTTTATTTATACGTAGTTTATGAGTGTTTTACATTAGCATTAATTGTTTTGGACCATTTGGTATTTAACTATCTTTTATTACTTGATACATTAATAAAAAAAATATTAGTTTATCCAACCATTATTTATATCAATATAGCATTTGGAATGGCTCTTATATTTGCTTATAATGTATTAAATCTAATTTTACAAAATCTCAAAGTCGGGCAAAGTATTTCTAGATGAATGAATAGGCATTTGTGTAGTGCTAGTAATCTCTATGTTGTCTTTATTTACTATTGAATTTATTTCTTTGGACTTATTTTTTTTCTTACACAATGTTACATCGCACATTCCAGACATATGACACCATTTAGCAAATACACCTACCATAAATGTAACTATACTTACTAGAATAATAATATTTTCTGTGTCCCATGTAAATTTTTTAGAACACTTAGATGCTCTTTCTGTAATGAAAATACCCTGTTTATGTAACTCTTCTTTATTGAAACTATAACTATTATTATTTTGATCATAAATAGAAATATTTCGTGTTTGAATATTATTTGCACATTCAGACCAATCTCCTACAATAATAGACAAATTAATCATCTTCTCGAAAAGTTGTTGGTTGATAGTGTTATTCATTTTTTGTTAATATGAAAATTCAATAAATATTTTCAAATTTTAAAGGCAATGTATTATAAATAGTTATTTTCTGATATTTATAGGTAAATTATTTTAATACTATAATTATTTTTAAGTTGATTAGGGTAATGAAATTAAAAATAAATTTGATACAATTTATGTTATATTTAACATGTAAAAAAAATGTCAGATAAAATAGATACTATTATTACTCCACTTTCTGTAGATAAAAAAAACTATATGCCTAATTTGTATTATAAATATCATAATGGTTTGTGGAGAAATGGTAATCAACAATCAACATATGAACTAATTATTTTCGTAAGACGTGCGTTAACTAATAATACATCATCTCAAACATCTGATGAAGATTATCAATGGGTTCAATATATATATAATATCATTAGAACTCATCCTGAAAAGTATGGCAAACTTGCTTTAAACGATAATTGGTGTCATCATTTTACTGATGAGCAGCTAAATAATTTTCAAGAACTTGTAGAAAATACACATTAGGTTTTAAATAATAGTTGACATTCACCATTCTCAATTTTTAAAATATTATATGCTGTAGTATACAATGTGATGTCATATTTAATATTTTTTTTGTCTAAACTTTCATTATCAAATGGAGAATTCAACTTAAATAGGAGTTCTATTGACTCAAAATTAGAAAAATTACATGCCCCGGATGGTTGAAAATCTTCCGGATTAATCGAAAAACTATAAACCATAACTCCTTTAGGAAGTTTTCCAGTATGATGTTTATAAGGTTGAATTTTATTGTAATAACTATATTCACGTGCCCCTAATCTTACATCTCCATTTAGTTTAAGTTCTAATGTTTTTACGATATTTTCATTAAAATATTTATAATTATCATTATCAATTGCTGGAATATCTTTTATATCTCTAAATTGCCATAAATTTACTAATCTTGTGAGATCTTCATTATTAGGAGCTTCATTCGCATTAATTCTATTTTTATTTATATCACTAATAAGTTTTATTGTAGATTGAGTGTCACTTGTTATAATATATTCTTCCAGTGTCTTATTGATAATGGGATAAGTATTATTAGTCCCATTTATTTTAAATATAAATTCATTGTCATTAGTTGAAATAACTGGGTCTACTGTTTTAGCAGAATTAGTTCTAAATAATCCATAAAAATATAATGGTGATATATTTGAAGGAAGTGGTTCAATATTATAATAATTTTTACTTTGTCCATTAACGTTATCAACTAAAGGCAATGTGCTATTAAGCATTTGGCTATAAAACCTTGATAATTCTCTATGTTTTTGGATAATTTTGTTATAATAATCAAAACATAATTTATATAGGTAATTTTGATAACCTAATATATTCACACTATCTAATGAATCTAAATTAGTATAATTTGAATGTTGGTTAATTGCTATTAAATCATCTCTTTTGGGAACTATATATACTTCTTTGGTAGGATTAAATAATTCGACTGATAATGTCGATTCATTAATATTTCCTAAAAATTCAGATTTTGAAACTCTTTCAATTAAATATCTATGTTCAAAGTTTTTAAGTAGCTTAGATTCTTCATCACTAAGATAAACATAATTCACACCAAGTGCTGGTTTTAATAACCAAGAATCAATTTTATGACTTATAGCATTAGGACGTATAAATTGTGTTCTTGTAATAATATCATCATTTACCTGGGAATTTATTACGTCGCCGTTTAAATTTTTTGAATTTAATACCGTAACTGTATCTGTAACCCCAATATGATATAATTGTTTAATTGGTTTTAACTCTATCTCTAATTTGACAGGTATTTTACTTAATGAAACAAGAGGAACTTCTTGACCATTGTATTTGCTAAACCAAAAAGGTATAGGAACAATAATTCTTTCGCTATCTGTATTAGGAATATTGTCAGTTTGTGTATATTGTGCATATCTATCTTCAACATTCCTATACCCTCTATGTAAATTATCAACATTACCTATAAGTTTGTCGTAAGATTTTAATTGTTCTCTGGTGAGATTAGTATTATTATATATCTCAATATATTCACCCTCAATAGTTTCTATTAATTGTGTGCCTATAAATATTTTGATACTATTTACTATTGTTGAGCCTAAGTTTTTTACCCATCTAAATGGATAATCTTTAGTAATATTAGGGATATCAAATTCCAAGTTAATACCTGATAACAGGTCGCCATATGAAGGTATTTTAGCAAATAATGTTGTAGGTAAATCATAATTTAATGATTTTGCGCCTTCAAATTCTACTTTAATATTCTGCATGGCAAAATTGGAATGACGCTTATAAACTACCTTAAAATAAGATTTTTCAGGATTTCCAGTAAAAAAAATATCTTGATTTCCCATAGCAGCGAGTTGTAATAAAGCACCCGTCATTTATAATATAGCTATGTAATAATCTTTAGTATATGATTGTTATAATAAAGACTATTTATATTTTGAATAATAATTCTGCCATTCCTGATTTGATTTCAAGAACATTATAATACTTCATATAGAGTAATACATCATATTTGTATTTTTCAGTTATTGCTAAATTTTGATCTATATCTTTAAGTTTAATCTCAAATCTAATATTTTTTATTTCACCCAAATTACTACTTCCACTGGGGTCATATTTATCTGGATGTATAGCAAAACTATATAGATTTATACCTTTTAACATATTATTGTGGTGCATAAAAGATTGAATTTTACTAAAATATTGATGGTCCTTTCTATTTACACGATTAGTTTCATCAAAATCAAAACTAATATTTTCTATTATATTTTCAGTAAAAAATTTAAAATTATCCATATTAATTGATGGGATATTTGAATATTTTCGATGTTTCCAATTATTTATAAGGTCTTGTATATTTTTATTATCTAATTTAGATTCATCGCTAATGTTATATTCAGTGCCATCTATTGTATGATTTACTGTCTCGTCTGTAAATTTTGCTAAATAATGTATTGCTGTTTCCATACTATTATCATTATCACTTATTTCCCTTGATAACTGATAAAAGTATGTTTGTTCTATTTCTGAAATAAATTTATCATAATCATTGTCATAATTAGTGAAATTTAACCAGTTATTTGTATTTTTAACATCATTTCTTCTAGGAACAATCATTATTTCTTTACAAGGATGATGGGGCATTGAGTTAGTAGGGTCGTCTCTTATGTCTAACATGCCTAATTTATTATTTATCTCTAACTTAGTTATTGGCTCTACTACATACTGTAGTGTAGATTCTTGAAAGTCTTTTTTAAGTTGTCCCTCTAAAAAAATATAATCAACGTTAAGAATAGGGTTAATATTCCATCTATTATTTTCAAAAAAAGATAAAACATCGGAATGATTTACAATATTTCCATCTTTATTAGGAATACCTACTCCTTTAACATCAGTTCTATCAAATGTTAAATTCGGAGAAGTAGTCGATATAGTGTATCTATCATGATAATTTAGCAATTCTTTTAGAGGCCTAAGTTCTAATTCTATTATAGCATCATGATAAAGAAGACTTGATATAGGTAATGAAGCTCCAATATTTCTATGAAACCAGAATGGTATAGGTATATTAATATTTTGACTATTCATACTAGGTATAGAATTATTGGTAGAATTAATATAATTAGATTGTTCGGTATGTGTAAATGTGTTGTAATTTTCTTTTTTATAAGACAATTTATCTTTATAAATTAATTCGTTAAGTTTTGATAATTTATCAGCTGAACTTGAAATATTATTATAGATAAACATATATTCACTATCATATTCCTCTACAACTATACCACCAATAAGTATTCTAGCATTTTTAATTATAATATTACCTATATTGTTTGCCCAATGTAAATGAATTTTATTCGTATCTTTATCAGAAAATATAGCAGGTAAATTTACTTCCAGAAAAAGTGTATTAATTAAATCACCATTTTTATCAAGTTTAAGTTTAATTTTAGTAGTAGAATCATAAGATAGATTACCTATAAATTCAAACTGAAGGTCGATAGTTTGTATAGCAAAATTAGAATATTTATGATAAACCTTTTTGAAAAAACTTATCTGGGGATTTTTCGTCAGATACGAGTTCTCTTTACCTTGTGAATAAAGTTGTAATTTAGCTCCAGTCATTTATAATATAAAAATAAATTTCCTTTAGTTTTATATTAATTAATTAAAGATTAGTTACTATAATTAGTTATTTAATGTCACTAACATCATATCAAAAAACTTTAGTTACTATAGATGTACTTGGCCCTTGCTTATCAACACTTTTATTTGTATTTTTAAGATATTCAGGAAGAATATCACATAGTCTATGGCTTACTTATCTTTGTGGAATAGGAATAGGTTGCTTATGGGAAATTCCGTTTGGATTAGCTGGCGATAGTTTTCTTGTAGCATCATTTGATAACCCACTTGGCTTTGGAGTTCATATATTACATGCATTTTGGGACAGCTTAATTTTTCTATTTGGGATGTATTTTATTCATATTAGGAATGATAATAGATATTGCGGTTTAGCACAATTAGGTATGCTTATTGTATATGGACTTTTACAGGAATTTTTAGTTGAATTAATATTCGATAATCATTATTGGTATTACAAGACAGACAATAGACATAACCCAGTCGTATTTACCATTAATGGAACTGGATATACATGCGTGCCTTATTTAGTTTGGATTATGTTCCCTATTCTATATCTTGCTGGTGTTTTTTCAATTATTGATACTTATGGTCCACTAAGAAAAGATGGAAGAAGAGAAATAAATGACTCAAGATGTAGAAATCTTATTGAAAAAGGAGAACACGAAGATTCATGGCCGGCTGTCTCTACTACTATAACTACTTTATAGTTATTCAAGCTGTATATATTTTTTTTTAATACTTGGCATCTTTTTATAATTATTAAATTTTTCGACTAATTCATTATATTTGGTAGAAAATATATGAGCTGAACGCTCGATATTAAATTTTAATTTATAAAATGTTTCATTATTTGTTATATTAAATAGTGTAACATATTCATCATCTTGATAGCATTCAATATTATTAAATGGTAATGTTCTATGAAAAGCATTTTTATGTTCCTTACATATCATAAGCGATCCGTTAAGGTCAACATGCAAAATATATTTTTTAATACTGTTGTTTTCTATAAGGTCTATTTCTATGCCTTTGACTAAAAGTTCAATAAAAGGTAATAAATGGCTATTATTTTCATATTTTTTTACATTTTTATTAAATACATCAAAACAATTGATAACAGATATCATTTAAATAATTATAGATTTATTTAAATAATAATTAACGAGAATCAAATATATTTAAAATTTACATATTAATTATTAATCTTATGAATTTTAATCTCTTTGTTCGGCTTCTCTAAAGTCCGCCGCATTTCTTTGGTCTAAAGTCATTTCACCAATATATTCACTACCAAGTATACGCTCTCTTTGATCTTGACTTATTCTGGAAACTCTATCACCCGCAGCTATACCACTTAAGTTCCCTACGTTTCTAGCTTCTTTATTCTTCCAATATGCTCTTGACTTAACTGCGTGCGAGGCAAAATATAATTGTGTTACAGGAAATTTTTTATAAATTTCTGACTTAAAAGATTCAGGGGTTCTGTTTGTTGTTCTTTTATTTTGCATGCAATATTGATCGTTATTAACATCAGCATTTCTTTCCTGCCCTTGGGAATCACTAAAGCTTCTATTCCAGCTAGGACCTAAAGTTGTTAAATTTTTTATCTTTTTCATTACACCATAATTAGTTTCACGCCATAAATCATTATAGCAATTTACACCCTCGACGTCGGGGGTTTCAATAAGTTGGTTCATGTAATAGGGTGTAGTATGTACCGGGTCTCTACATACATTGGATGAAATTATTGGCCAGGTTCTTTCAACATTAACATAGTAATCTAAAATTTGAAATGAATTTGGGACAAAAGTATAGAATGAAGTCCCTGCTTTCAAACTATTTTTTTTATTCTTTTGCCAATGGAGCACCCCGTCTTGCCCCAGACCTTGGGGGGATTGATATCTGCCATCATATAAATTTACATTTGTTTTTAGTTGTGTTCTTTCTAAAAACATAATTCCGCCATCTGGATTGTATAATCTTGCGTATAAGTCATTTAGTTTCTTCTTTACAGGCGCATGATTGCTGCATTTTCTTACATTAACCTCCCTAGTTCCTGGCACACCACAACTATTCGCATTTTCCATAAGAACACCCATTTCTGCTTGCGCACTGTCACCTGTTCCATTAAGCCATACTACAAATGCTCCTTTAACAAACTTATATTCAGTTCCAAGATCTATTGGAGTAACATTTTTATCCTGTTCATCACTTCTGGGACTTCCTGTTTTGAATTTAATCGATAGGAATCTTGAATCAATATCATACCTTCTTCTTCTGCTTCCTGTTCTAATCTTATATTTACCTTTTTTAATAAAATTTTTTTCAGAGTCATATCCTGCTTCATCAATAAAATTGACTATATCCCCCTGCTTATTAATTAAGCGATTATCGCGAAGTGAATTTAATTCTACTTGAGGTGGCTTATACTCAGAAAATGACTCATGAATTAACACCTTACTATTTTGACGCTGTTTAATTCTATCTAATTCAGCATCAGTAAATTGATTCCATCTATCTAAACAATCTTCAGTATCTCTAACACACCGTAAATCATCATTACCCTCACCGATGTGAGCAAACCAATTAGATAAAGGAATGTTATTTATAGTTTGTTCGTCGGAATTTTCTAATTTATCAGATATAATGTATTGATTTTCTCTGAAATTACGTAATGTATTATTAACTGTGTTTAGTAAAATATCTTCTAAATACTCTAATTCGATAAGTTTGTTTATAATTCTCTGTAAAACATTATTTCCGTTATCATTGTTATTAGTATCCATAGAGCCAAATAAACTATCTAAAACACTGGAATCAACAATATATTCAAACTGACCATTATTATTAATTTGTGTAGATAGAGTTAATAATAATTCTATATAGTCAGCTATGTTAAAGTTGTTTTTTATTAAAGGCTCTCCTGCAAGGTGTGGACGAATTACATTATAAAAGTCTCTAATAGGGTTTGTATAAGTAACATCATAAGTATTTCCACCAAATACAACCGGCCCACCATTTAAATACCATCTGAGTTTTCTTGAGCCGTTAATTATTTCTTCATCATTAAATTGACCAATAATTATAGCGGTCTTAATAATTTTAACATGTCGCATTTTAGCATCGTCTTCAATCTGACTATTAGGTATTAAGTATCCATAATTTGCGTTGATAAGCGCCTTTAATATATTTTTTACATTTTCTACATAATTTGATTGGTCCGACTGCGGGACACTAATAGATTCTATAGCCTTTTGATCTATAGGTATAGTTTCTCTTAAAAGAGCTATGATATCTGTAATTCCTTGTGGTTGTGACGAGGCGCTCACTTCTGTTTCGATTTTATTAAAATCTAATTCATGAATTCCCCAGTTAAGTGCGTTAGATTTTAGTTCTCTTTTAAATCCGGGTTTATCTGTTTGAGAATAGTCACTTAAACTAATTTTTTTTGTTCCATCTTTACTTATATAGTCAGGTTTCCCTTGGCCTTGGGAACCTTTAGGATTACCTTTAGTGTAAAAATTGTTTTCCAGTGCGGTGCCTCCGAGTCGAACTACCCTCCCTCCCTTCTGCACTTCAGTCCTATACGGGTCTCCACTTCCTTCTCTGTTTTCGTTAGTTCTCTTTTTTGTTTTTTCAATTTTCGGTCTGGGTCCAGGTATTATAGAAATTGACCTACCATGTGTCCAGTTTGTTCCTTGTTGTCTCCAAGACATTGGAGGAACGGGGAGACGGGGTTGGTTTAACGCATGGTCGTGTTGGTCGTGTTGGACAAAGCTTTGATTAAAATCTGGACCAGGAATATATTCCGCTGCCGCATCAGGATCTGTATTTATTGTCGGCGGGGGCCCGGAAAGGTCGCGTTGATTAAAAACGCGGCTTTCCCAAGTTTGTGGAAAAAACATTCTGATATCATATGGATAACCTAATATATTATTATTATCTCTGTAATATTTTTTTTCTTCTTCTGTAAATTGATTATCACCAAATTCATGAACAATATTATTTTTTTGTTTTAAAGAGTTTTTATAATTTAGTTTTTCCTCATCGGTAGCCTGGACAGAGTCGATTATTGCATCAATCATGTCATTGGGAATATTACTTCGTGAACCCATAATTTTTTTATCACTAACAGGACCATCGCCGTGGGTTCTGTTTTTTGCTACTAAAAAGTCCTTAAGAGATTTTATTAAATGTAAATCAAAATTATGTTCAATGAAAAGAGCAGACGAACCATGAGTTGTTCTTTCAATTACAGGAATATTTATTTTATCTGGTATCTGCTCAGTTGAATACATATTTCTAAATTTATTCCAAAGTTGCTGCATGGCTGATTCTTTTTCTGTATTGTAATGAAATTTATAGTCATCTTGATATTTTTTTTTATCATCTCGATCATTAGATTGGACTAATCTCCATGGCGCAATTGTTCCAGCTCTTCCATTATCTTCAGGTAGCACCGGTCGCCTGGCGCCAGCATGATCATCATAATCACCATAAGGTGCTTTTTTATCAGGATTTTTTTCAAGAAATGCTCCATGAGATACTACCTGAACTAATTTTTTTGGAAATGACATTATATATAATACAGTAATATTATAATGTTATTTTACCTTAATAATATAGACCTTTTAGTTTTGCTTCAATAATATATAAAATGTTTTGTGTTGAATATAAACCTATATTATCTCTTATAAATGGATAGTATTCTCCATGAAATACATAAAATGACATAAATCTTGTTTTAATAGGGCTTTTTTGGAGATTGTGATTTACAAAATCATATGAATTGTAAAAATAAGCTACTTCAATATAGTCATTGAATTTACAATGATAATCATGTAGACTATTAAGAATCTTAAAATCGTGACTTGCTATTGTATGATAATATCCAGAATCTATTAATTTTTTGGCATTCGTAATATATATTTCATCAATTTGCTTACTATCATATACATCACCCTCATATATACCTTTGACTAATCTAACATGCCCTCTCATTGTTAATATATAATCTATCTTAGAGCTTACCGATTCATTATATGCGGCAAGCGTAATACCTATATTTTTGTATCCCTTGGATAATAATTTAAGATAAAAATGGTATTCGGTATCCAAAGTCTCTTGTATAATAGCCGACAGCCATATAAAAATATTCTTTCTTTGTGCATAATCAACTATATCTAACAATCGTTTCCATTGCTCTTTTTTAGATAATGACAACTGTTGTATTTTAATAGACATTTTATTACGCTTATAAATGCTACCTGGTTTGCTTATTCTATCCAGATAATTGATAATTTTATAATATTCAAAGTATGAATTATTGTTTTCTGTAAAAATAGGTAAAATGCTTAGACTAATTAAAAAATCATTATTATGTATTTTTTGAATAACTTTTTCATTATCTTCTAATGTAGATTTAAGATTAAGTACATATAAAGCATAAATAACTATTAAGAAAAATATAATATATATAACTTTACTTAGCATATTATATATAGTATATTAAATTATAATTCCAAATTTTAATGATTACGAAAATTATTTATTAGCATAGACTAAACCACCCATACCATTTCTTATATCCAATATATTGTAATTAACAAAATAAACTGTCATATCATATTTGTAATTCTCATTGTAAAGTGACGGTTCTTTGAAATTGATATTTAAAACTAGGTTATCTATTTCAGACATATTTAGGAATCCTGTTGGTTGTATTTTCCCAGGAGATTTTGATAATGAATAAAGTAAAATATCATCTACATATGTTCCATTATAATGCTGATATTGTTGTTCAAGATTAAAATATTTAGTAGATTTATATTCAAGTCTATTATTATTATCGATTTCAATATTCATTGAATCAATTATTCTCCTATCATGAAATTTATGATTTTGAATATCTATGGATGGAATATTATTATATTCTCTAAATTTCCATATATCAAGTAACGATTTTAATTCAGATTGGCTATAAACTCTATCTTGTTTAAATGTTTGAAAATCTTTATAATTAATTCCCAGATAATCATGATTTGAAAAGTTACTCCATTCATTTCTTTTTTCAGCATCTGCTCTTTTGGGAACAATAATAATTTCTTTTATGGGATGATAGACTTCGAATTCAAAATTTTTAGTTCCTTCTACACTTAAAATATTAAAACTTGTAACTTGTTCTATTAGATATTTTTGAGAATTTTGTGCTATAAGATTTCTTTCCTTGTTATCTAAAAATACATAGTTTATTTCAAGTTGAGGATCAAGTTCCCAAAATGTATCAACAAAATAATTATCAATATTTAAATTTTCTGGAGGTTTTACCCACCTATATCTGTCTTGATTTAATGTAACACTTGCACTATTAGTATGAGAAATAGTCTCTTTATTGGAAATAAGACATAAGTCTCTAAAAGATCTCAATTCAAAATCAATAAATACTTGATGATATCTAAGTCCTATCAGAGGTAAAGAAAGACCTCTATTTTTAGTAAGCCAGAATAATAAAGGAACAATAATTTTTTTTGATTTAATACTTGGTGAAGTATTGTAATATTTATTAATTTTATTATTATTGTCTATTTGGCTTGAATTATGAACATGAAAATAAGCGTCACTATTAATAGATTGGTCAAATATATCATTTTTACCTTCCAAATTATTTAATTTAAAATAATTATATATAAATTCACCTGATATTGTTTCTATAAGTGTATCTTCAATGTAAATTGAGGCTGATTTGATGATACTTGTCCCTATATTTTCAATGTATTTAAATCCATTTTCTTGTTCCGATTTAATTGCTGGAAGTTGAAATGTTAAAAAAATATTATCTATTAGGTCGCCATTTCTTGGAACTTTTACACGAAATCTGCTGGTTTCATTATAAGGTAAGCGTTTATTTATACTTTTTAAGTTACCATTTAATATACTAAAATTAGAACAAGGCACATTAATTGTCGCCATTGTAAAATTGGTATATCTCATGTAAACCTTTTTAAATAAATTTATATTGGGGTTATTATTTAAATAAGAGTCTTCAATTCCTTTAGTTGATAATTGTAGTAAGCCTCCGCCCATTTATATATATTTATATTATCCTTTAATGTAATATACTGAATATTTTACTAAATATATTATGACATGTGAATATTTCAACTGATTTGTTATCAAGACTAAATTTAAATAACCAATGTCTCGGTATAAATAGAATGTTATATTCGCGTAAAACTATATCAATTGCTTGAACTTTAGAGTTATTTTTATCGGGTAATTTATGATGTTTAAATACAGTATCGTTTGATTTTTTATTATTAAAAAATTCAGAAAACTTAGGATTAATTAATTCTATATTTTGAGTTTTCATGCTTCTTATCATTAAAATTTCTCCATTATGTGAAAGGTAATCATTTGTTGGATTATACATTGTAAATTTCTTTGATATTGATAATGGTGAATGTAAATTATATTTCTCCACATTATCTTTGAGACTTATTTCTTCTATAAACGTTATTATTAGTGGATTAAGTTGATTATATAATTCATTTCCATTTGTGTAATCAAGTTCTTGTTGTTGAATTTCATATCCATCTGCTTTTAATTTATATTTTCTGTAATGCATGATCAATAAAACTATTGTAGTTAAAATAAAAATTTTAGAATATAATCTCATTTATTATACATAAATATTTACTTTTTTTAATTTAAACACTATAACTATTTAAAGTTTATTTAATATTATTGATTATAATAATGTCTACTGAAAGATTAACAGCAAGAGTAAAATGGTTCAACCCCCGTGCGGGATATGGATTCCTTACCGATTGTAAAAACGCTGACGACGTATTTGTTCATCATACGGAAATTACAACATCAGGAAATGTATACAAAACACTTACCGCCGGAGAGTATGTAGAGTATGTTACTACCACCGACCCTACTGGAAAAGTTCTCGCAACTAACGTAACAGGTATTCTTAAAGGACCTCTTCTTTGTGAAAGACCAAGACCTAAGAAAAAAACAAAAGGAGCCCGTGGAAAAGAAGATGAAGATTCGAGTCCTGAACAAGCGGCAGGAGAGCCAGCTGTAGCTGCTCAATAAACTACTATTATATTTATATAAAGTTTTTATATATAAATATAGCTATGTCTAGTGATAATAATTTCACCAAAGATTTAATTGTAGGAGGTTTTGCTGGAGGATTCTCTAGAACAATAACTTCACCTTTAGAAATTACTAAAATGTTACAGCAAAATTATCCAAATAATTTTGGTAAAAAATCAACTAT